TTGCGGACCTTGAGCACGAGGCTGTTGCGAGCCGTCTTTGGATTCGGGCACTGACACTCCTCCTGCAACTCCGCAGACACGAGACAGACCCCAGCTCCCGCGTCCAGTTCGCGTTCGATCAGAGGTACGTTGCGGCATGCGAGAGAATCGCCCGAATTCTCCGGTCTGACCTGACAAGGAAGTAAGTTCTCGAGAGCCCATGAGTGGCCACTGTTATGGATCAACCCAAGAAGAAACTTGAGGAAGCGACAGTCGTCGGCCTCGCGTCCGCTGGGTGCAGCACCAGTGACATTGCGCTGATCGCCGGTTGCAGCGAGCGGATGTTGCACAAACGGTTTTCGAAGATTATCGCCAGAGCAAGGGCGGAGCGGCGATGGTGGCTTCTCGATCAGCAGAACGCGGCGGCCGAGAAGGGCAACGCGACCATATTGATCTGGCTCGGGAAAGTCGAGCTAGACCAGGTCCATAAGAAGCCGCCGCCGGAGCCGGGCGCTGCGTACCTCGACGCAATGGACGCTGCCAGTGCAGAGCACGACCGAGCGAACCCGGGAACACCTGAATCGGAGCCGGAATGACCCGCACTACTTCAACGACGTCTGCCTGGGCCGGCTACCGTACTGGAGCCGGCAGATCGACATGTGCCGCTCTGTTGTTGACTACCGGGTTACGGTGGTGTACTCCGGAAATGCGATCGGCAAGGATTACTGGGTCGGGGGTCTTGTTCCCTGGTGGCTTTATACCCGGAAAGACTCGCTCTGCATCGTCACGGGGCCCTCGCAGACCCTCCTGGGCAGCGTCACCTGGAAAGAGATCCGGCGTGCGCTCGACGGCTGCCGCCTGCCCTTTCGCCCTCGCATCAGCGGCGGCAGGAAGGCCAGCCCCGCCATGGTCGAGATGCGGCCCGGCTGGCAGGCCCTGGGTTACTCGACGACCAGCGTGGAACGGGCCAGCGGCCAGCATGCGAAAGACTTGCTGGTGATCGTGGAAGAGGCTTCAGGAGTCGAAGGCGAGATCTGGGACGCACTGGAATCGCTCAAATATAGCAAGCTCGTGGCGATCGGCAACCCGATCCGGGCCGAGGGACGCTTCGTCGATCTCATCAGGCAGGCCGACACCGACCGGGCCGAGGGGATCGAGCCGCGCAAGGCCGTCTGTGCAATCCGGATCCCCTCGACCGAATCACCACACGCAACCTGGGAAGAGTCACCCTATGGCCTCGCCGACCGAACCTGGCTCGAAGCCTGCTACCGACGTTACGGCCGAGACAGCTTGTGGGTCCGCTCGCACATCCGAGCCGAAATTCCCGAGGTGTCCGCAGCCGCCCTCATCGATCCCGCATGGCTCGATCTCGCAACCACTATCGGGCGGCCAAGCCTGCCGCCCAACCACCCCGTACATCGTAGTCGCCGGATTGCCGTGGACCTGGGCGAAGGGGTCGGACGGGATGATACCGCAATCCTTGTGAGGGACTCAGATGGCATCCTCGATCTTGTCGCCGGGTCTGCTTTATCTCTGGCTTCAGCAGCGGAAGAAGTCGCGCGCCTCGCTCGCGCCTGGGCAGTTGACGTCTCCAGGATCTCCTACGACGGGATCGGGATCGGGCGGACCTTCCACAACTATCTCGCAAAAGTCGGACTCAAGGACGCCATCCGGTACGCGGGAGCGGGACGTCCGCGAGAACCCGGTCGATTTACCAATTTGCGCACCGAAGCCGCCTGGCGGCTCCACGATCGGCTTAACCCCGACCGGCACACCGACAACCGGTACCCGAACACGAGCCGGCAAATCCCGTTCTCCATTCCCCCACGAGGTTGGTACGCACTCCTCCGAGAAGATCTGATCGCATTGACTTATGATCTTGTCGGCCAACGAGTACGACTCATTCCAAAAGAGGACTTACTGATCAAGCTTGGCCGAAGCCCTGATTCCGGTGATGCTTTGATCCAAAGCTTCGCCTTCGACTGAGGCACTCCGGTCGAGATAACAAGCACAGGCACGGAGAACCTTGGGGTTGTCGTTCGCGAATCCAAGGATAACGTTACATTGATGGCAAAGCAGTCCCCTTATGCGTCCAGACGAGTGCGCGTGGTCAATGCGGGGCTGCTCGTTAAGGATCTCGGAAAACGGGATTTTGCAACACTGGCACCGGCCACCGCAAGCCCGAAGCATTTCCGTGAACTGGTCCAGGGTTAAACCGTACTTCCTTTGCAGGTGATGTTTCCATCCGTGAAGCTAAAGAATCATTATGGCAGATACGGACCCGAGACTGTTCCCCGCCCTCCCGAATGTGGGCGGGAGCTTCAGCTCCGACGACAAAACGTGGATCGTGAAGGAAGTCGAGTCCGGCCTGCGCAACCACCGGCCGCGGCTGGCGTCGGCTATCGAGAACCAGGCGTTCTATGATCTCGAATCAGACCGCTATCAGCCGCGGCGCGAAGCTGAGACTGAGTTTGATTTTGCCGGCCGCCCCAAGCGCCAGTCAGGCTTTGTACAGCAGGCCGTGGATCGCTTATGCGAACACACCTACAATCCAGGCCCTCAGAGGACTGTCGTCGGCGATGGCCTCGCGGACTCCCTGCTCGAGCAAGTCTGGGAAACCAACCACATCGACTGCGTGATGCAGCACGCGGAGGCCCAGGCGACGCTCAACGACGTCTGCGCCGTGCAGGTCAAGTGCACGAACGACCCGGACAAGCCCGTCGACTTGCAGCTCTGGGGCGGGGACGAGTTCACGGTCTTCACCGACCCGGAGGACCCCCGGCAGGCGTTCGCAGTCGTCACGATCGACAGGTACAATCAGCGGACGCGGTACAAGCTGTGGTTCGAGGATGAGGTCCGCACCTTCCTGACCGACCAGTACAGCGCCGACAAGACCGCCGGGGCGCGGGTGGCGATCCAGGCCAGGACCGAGGAGCGAAACACCTATGGCTGCATCCCCTTCGCGTTCCTGCACTATCGAGCTCCGGTTCGACAGTTCTGGACGCCTGGACCAGGCACGTTCCTACGTAAGGCTGAGCTGCGGATCAACGATCGGCTATCAGAGCTTGACGAGCTTATCAGCAAGTACGGTCGACCGATTGGAGTCTTCCGCAACGTCAGTCCTACGTTCGCGCCGGAGGTCGGGCCTGGACGCTTCCTGCGACTTTGCCGTGGCGGGACCGGATACACCGGGGAAGGCTACGCCGACGGAGGAGAGCCCTCGGCCGAATATCTCCAGGCCCAGCTAGAGATCGAGTCGATCTGGGTCGACCTCGAGAAGTACATGAAGCAGACGGCGGCGGCAATCAACCTGCCGTTTACCGCGCTCGAGCTCCAGTATGATGACGCGGCGTCGGGCATCGCGCTGATCATCAAGTCCGCGCCCCTGCTCACCCGGGCCCGCCAGCGGCGGCCGATCTACCAGCTCGCCGAGATGTGCCTGGCCCGCAAGGTCCTGACCTGCGCCGGCAGTCACTACGGCCATGCCGACCTGGTCGACCAGGCGAAGCAGCTCCGCCTCCTGCTCGCGTGGGCGGAGCCACGCATCCCGATCCCGGGCCCCGATCGCGATCAGTCGGACGAGTGGGAGATGCAGGTGGGCATCAAGTCCAGGATCGCGGTCTGCATGGAGCGGTACGGGCTCAACCACGACCAGGCCGTCGGGCACATGAAGCAGGTGGCCGAGGACGAGCAGACGGTCAAGGAGATCCTGCCGCAGGAGGTGACCCCGCCGGCCTCGGAGACGATGCCGAGCGAAGAGCAGGACGAGCGGAACGCGGAGCAGTTGCAGAACCGGAATGAGGCGGATGACACGCAGGGGTCGGAGAGCGGCTACGAGAACCGCGACAACAGCGTCACGGGCCCGGCCACAACCACAACGGGAGCAGACTGAACGGGAGTGGCGAGTAGCGAGTAGCGGGCGGCTCGTAGAACAGTGGCGAGTTGCGAGTGGCGAGTGGCGAGTGAAATCAAATCGCCGCCGCGGCCGTCGCTTCGCCATTCTCCTTTTCATATTTACTCGCAACTCGCCACTGTTCGAGCCACTCGCCACTATTCGAAACGAAACGACCGACCCGGGCCATGACTCCCAGGCCGGCCGATCGCGTGAAGCTGAGCGGTAGGTCAAGGAAGAAGTGATGTCCGAGGAAACCCAAGTCCAAGAGGAACCTATGCCAGAGGAACCGTCCGCACTGTCGATTCTGCAACGCCAAATCAAGAACCTGGAAAGCTCGCTCTCTGAGCTTCGAGGGCATCACACCGAAACGCTTAAGATGCTCGATGAACGCGACGCCAAGATCGCGGCCATCGAGGCCAAGCCCGAGGCATCATCCCGGATCGCCGAGCTCGAGGCGTCGATCCGGGATCGCAGCCACTTCGACAAGTTCGCCGAGCTGGCCAAGGGCGCAAAGGCCAAGGACGCCGCGCTCAAGCATCTCTGGCAGGTCTCCGGCTACAAGGCCGAGGCCGACGCCATCGACGAGAAGGCACTCCAGAGCCTCGTGGCGCGGCTCAAGACCGAGGCCGACTACGCATTCGACCCGGAGCCGACCGACACGACCAAGGCCGCTCAGGAGGCCGCACGGACTACCTCCCGGACCAAGTATGGACTCGATGTCGGCGGCGCTGCTGAGCCGGCCGGCGGCGGCCGCTCGCTCCGCAACCAGGGCGGCGACGGCACCATCGTCACGCAGGAGATGCGGGCCGATCCCAAGTTCATGCTCGATCCCCGCAACAGGGAGATCATCACGACCGCGGCGAAAGAGGGCCGCTTCCGCTAACGCAAGGACGGAAAACCAATCCAGAAAACTAACCACAGAGAACACAGAGAGAAAAAGAGAAAAAGAGAAATTCTTGAATGTATTTCTCTGTACTACTAATTGTGAAAATCTTGTACGCTGTGCACGATTTTACAACCGATTTTGTGGCAAGGTGTTAGAGTCGCGACCGTCGGGGAGCAGACGCATAGCATCGTGATTGCGCACATC